TTCATTTGTATTTAGAGAAACACTGATGAGTCATCTTTTATTATGGGGCAATGCCTATGCCCAGATTATTCGCGACGGAAGAGGTAATGTCGTTTCGCTCTATCCCCTGCTCCCCGATCGGATGACGATTGACCGCTCATCAAAAGGCGAACTTTTCTATGAATATCATAAGAAGACCGGCAGTGCCATCCTCAGAAAAGAAGAAGTCCTTCATATTCCCGGCCTTGGTTTTGATGGTCTCGTAGGTTATTCCCCCATCGCAATGGCAAAGAACGCCATCGGTATGGCCATTTCCACGGAAGAATATGGGGCTAGGTTCTTCTCAAATGGCGCGAGCCCTGGAGGTGTCCTAGAACACCCAGGCGTCGTCAAGGATCCGAAGCGAATTAGGGATAGCTGGAACGACGTTTACCAAGGGACAAGTAACGCTCACCGGGTCGCGGTTCTTGAAGAAGGTATGAAGTTTCAGCCCATCAGCATTCCACCAGAACAGGCCCAGTTCATCGCCACGAGAAAATATCAGCTCAATGAGATCGCTAGAATTTTCAGGATCCCACCCCACTTGATTGGGGATCTTGAGAAGTCTAGCTTTTCTAATATAGAGCAGCAGTCACTTGAATATGTGAAGTATACTCTAGACCCTTGGATAGTTCGTTGGGAGATGGCCCTAAAAAGAGCGCTACTATCCGAAAAAGAAAAACAAGAGTACTTTATCAAATTTAATTTGTCTGCCCTCCTGCGTGGAGATTATCAAAGTCGTATGAATGGCTATGCGGTGGGCCGACAAAACGGTTGGCTTTCAGCAAATGATATTAGAGAGCTTGAAGATCTTAACCGCATACCAGAAGACTTAGGTGGAGATCTCTACTTGGTGAATGGCAATATGACAAAGCTCCAGGATGCAGGGTTATTCAACAAAAATTATGAAACGGAAGGTGAAATCCTTGAAAAACAAATTTTGGAATTGGGTGATGAACCAAAACGGTAGAACTCTCTTTCTAGATGGTCCAATCGCTGAAGAAACCTGGTATGGCGATGAGGTGACGCCTAAACAGTTCAGGGCTGAACTAATCAGCGAGGAAGGCGATATTACCATCTGGATCAACTCCCCTGGCGGCTGTGTCTTTGCGGCCAGTCAAATTTACAACATGCTCATGGACTACAATGGACATGTCACCGTCAAGATCGATGGTATCGCCGCCAGTGCTGCCTCAGTCATAGCTATGGCAGGCTCTAAGGTACTCATGTCACCGGTTGCACTGATGATGATCCACAACCCTATGACACTGGCTTTTGGGGATACTGAGGAAATGCAAAAGGCCATCGGAATGCTGAGTGAAGTTAAAGAAAGTATCCTCAACGCCTACGAGATTAAAACCGGGCTTTCCAGGACTAAACTTTCTCATCTAATGGACGCCGAAAGCTGGTTTAATGCGAAAAAAGCCATTGAACTGGGCTTTGCAGATGGCATGCTCTTTGAATCGGAAACCGAAATGATGCCGGACGAAGGGATGATTTTTAGCAAAATGACCGCGATTAATTCATTCATTCGGCAGTTCCCTCCTGAAGAAAAAAAGCCTGAACCTGAAAAATCAGTAGTGGAAACCATCCCTGTCAACACACTCGAAACACGACTCAATTTAATCAAACCCTAGGAGGATATGCGCATGAATAAAATTTTAGAACTCAGAGAAAAGCGAGCAAAAGTCTGGGAAGAAGCAAAAGCTTTCCTCGATTCAAAACGCGAGGACTCCGGCCAGATATCAAAAGAGGACGCAGTCGTCTATGAAAAGATGGAAGCCGACGTTGTAAACCTCGGCAAGGAAATTGAGCGCCTGGAAAGACAGCAGCAAATTGAAATGGAACTCGCAAGACCAGTAACAGATCCTATTACCTCTCGTCCAGAACACCAGATGAAAGAAAAAACAGGCCGAGCCAGTGATGAGTATAGATCTGCATTCTGGCGTGCCATGAAGGACAAAAATAGCTTTGATGTTCAAAATGCCCTACAGGTCGGAACCGACTCTGAAGGTGGCTACCTCGTTCCAGATGAATTCGAAGCGACGCTGATTGAAGCCCTTCTCGAAGAAAACATCTTTAGAAGTCTAGCTAATGTCATTCGAACGTCCTCCGGAGATCGCAAAATTCCTGTGGTAGCTTCAAAAGGCACCGCATCTTGGGTGGATGAAGAAGCCCCTATTCCAGAGTCCGATGATGGCTTCGGTCAAGTCTCCCTTGGAGCTCATAAGCTTGGGACGATTATTAAAGTTTCTGAAGAACTACTTAACGACAGCATTTTCAACCTGCAGTCGTATATCGCGAAGGAATTTGCCCGCAGAATCGGTACCAAAGAGGAAGAGGCCTTCTTTATCGGCAATGGCACTGGTAAGCCAGTGGGCATCTTTAACACCACAGGTGGGGCCGACGTGGGCGTCACAAGCGCGGTTGCCACTTCACTGAAGTTCGATGAACTGATCGATCTCTACTACGCCCTAAAGTCGCCTTATAGGAAAAACGCCATCTTCGTCACCAATGATTCGACCATCAAAGAAATTAGAAAGCTTAAAGACGGTAATGGAGTCTACCTCTGGCAACCTTCAGTTCGCATTGGCGAGCCGGATACCATTCTCAATAAACCTGTAAAGACTTCTTATTTTGTACCAACGATTGCCGCTAGTGCGAAAACGATTGCCTTCGGTGATTTTTCTTACTACTGGATCGCAGATCGTCAGGGGCGTTCCTTCCAGCGTCTCAATGAGCTTTATGCGGTTACAGGCCAGGTAGGTTTCAAAGCCACTCAGCGCGTCGATGGGAAACTAATCTTAGCTGAAGCGATCAAAGTCCTTCAGCAGCATGTGTAGGTGATAAAAGATGAGTAACGTAAAGAACTATACAGAACAGGGCGGAGAAAAGACGGTCATTAGCGGTGAACTTGAAATCACTGCTGATGGCCGTTTAGCATTTGACGGAACTGAGCTAAAACCAGCTCAGGCTCAAGCTGACAGTGTGGCCTCTACTGTGGTGGGCGCTGTTGCAGATCTGAATGCTCTTTTAGCTAAACTAAGAGCAGCAGGTCTTATGCTGACGGAGGAATAAAGTTAACTCATTTTAAAGGTGCTTCTTTTATATTCAATTTGAGTCTGGAGGAATCATGGTGCAGACAAAAGGAAAAGTTAAAAACGCAACCCTTGAAGCCGTCGTTATCAAGGTGGACGGATCAAAGATTGATCTAGGTGTGGTTGCTGATACAAACCGGAAAAAAGGGTTCATAAAGTTTCTGAAAAAGGGGGCTAAATAATGCCAGATACCGTAGTGGTCACCAATACAGGACTTGGTATTACCACCAATAGAATCAAAGGCAGTGGAACAGAACCCAACTACGTTCACTGGGGTACGGGTGCCACTGCTGCAGCTGAGGCAAATACTGCACTTCAAACGCCTCGAGCTGAAGCGCGCGTAGCTGGAACTTCAACACAGCAAACCACGACGACGACCAACGACACATACCAAGTCATTGGTACACTCACAGCAGCGAGTACATCAGCTGCCATTACCGAAGCCGGCCTTTTTGATGCGGCGACTTCAGGAAACCTGTATCTTCGAGCGACATTTGATCCGATCAACGTCTCTGTCGGCGATTCTATTCAGTTTACGATTCGTGTCGTTTATGACCAGGCATAAACCATACTGGGGCGGGGAATACCCGCCCTGGCTTTTTTGGGGGTGAGTATTAATGCCAGTTTATATCTTTGCAGGTGGAGGTTATACCAACAATAAGGTTTTCAAATACGACTCCGCTTTAAATAAACTTGGTGAAAGCCCCAATTACGGCACCACTACCGATGGTTCTATATCGTCTATTCATAATGACGAAACCCATTTATATATAACCGGTGCAGACTCATCTTCAGGTGGGCAAACGGCGAAGAAAATTAGAATCTCAGACATGGCTGTTGTGACGTCAACACCAGCTTATGGAGCATTCCAAACTAAATACGGTTTTCTG